CAGTTCCACTGTCAGTACTTTTCTTCTTACTCGTAGGTAAATTCAGCTATGAATACTTTGGGGATACCCCACTTATCTCTACAGAGTATCTACAACTGGTAATGCTTGCTGCAGTTATACTAATTTTTGCTAACTTTGTCGTATTCCTAGGAATTAGATTTAACTTTAGAACTCTGCAAAAGGACTTCTACTCAAAAGAGTTAAGGCACTATGCAAACATGGAGCTCAAATCATGGCAAAAAATAAAGCTATACTTATTTGTTTACTTTGGGTTTTTAGTATCCTTCCTACTAATTCTTTGGTTAGTAATGACGGCTACTGCGTGAAATTAACAGCAGAGTCGTTCATTGGAATAGTCGAGAAAGGAGGAAACAACAAAGGATTTACAGACCCATACTTTCGTAAACTCATGGAAAAACAAGGATGGAGACCAGGTTATGCCTGGTGCTCCTTCTTTGTTATGGGGGTACTTAGTGAATGTGGTATCCCTCATACAATAACTGGATGGTCTCCTACAGCCTACAATAAAAAAGATGTGATCTTTACAAACGGTAAGTTCCTGCAATCTTACTCTCCAAACGATGTTTTAGTTATGACCCTAAGTTATAGTGATAAGAGTAGTAAGACACGTTACAAAGGTATCGGGCATACGGGAATTGTAGAGCTAGTAGGAAAGTACTCAGTTAGAACTATCGAAGGCAACACAAATGATAGAGGTACTAGGGACTCAAGAACAGGGGACGGAGTATTCAGAAAGGTTCGTCCATTATCTAGAAATTTACATATAACCAGATGGAAAAAAGCTTAACAGTTAAAATAATCCAAGTACTATCGGCTCTGTTATTGTTGATAGGAATAGCCACTACCGTAGCCACGTGCAGGCAGGAAAAAAGAAATTCTATTGAGGACAGGCTCGAAGAGATAAATGATAGTTTGATGCATGAAATGATGGAGAACTCAATCAAGATTGACTCTCTATACGACAGAATCGACTCATTAGATATTCTATCAGATACATTAATTACTAAACAACCCATTGTCAATGAATACTATCGTCAGGAGGTTTACAATATCCTTAATGCTGATGCTCGTGGTGCTAACCGCAAGCTCGCAGAAGTACTCAAAGTTTCAGATTCCCTCCTCAAAGCAGGATTCTTTTCCCGTACTATCAACATACCAAACGAACTTAATTAACCTCAACTTTAACTCTATGATGTACTGGTACGATACCGCTACCAGGCTGGAAAAGTTGTATCTACTTCAGAGGGAGAAGATAGATTACTATTACAAAATAACTGGGGTTCAAGCTGGCAGTGTAGAGCTTTTACAAACTGTCTATGAAAATAAACTTGCTATAGATAGGCAAATTAAGACAGACAATGAGAACGAAATGCTCAAACTTAAGAAGCAAGTTAGAGGACTAAAGATAAAGAATACTATTCTTACTATAGGAGTAGGAGGCTTAGCTGCTACAACTATTTATTTTAGTATTTTTTAGATAACTATTGTTTATATAAACATTGTTATTACATTTGTACAAACCAAACAGTAATAACATGAAATTTAATCCAATAAGAGACTGGGTACTTCTCCCAATCCCTCACAAAAAGGTAACAGACAGCGGCATCCTTCTCTCAGACGCAGCAGCAGATTCTCTAAAGTCTAACATCCTTACAGCCATCAAGGTTGGCCCAGAATGTAAGCACGTTAAAGAAGGGGATACCGTATACGTGCACCCGCACACGGAAGGTGTAATTATCGATATTGACGAGACTCAATACGTCATGGTTAACGAGTTCATGTTGCTTGGAGTAATAAGCAAATAAAGTTATGGTAGGGACAGTAACAATCTCCCTAGCTGACTTTGAAAGCCTTCGTAAGCAAGCAGACTCAGGGGCTAAAGTATCAGAAGACATTATAAAAGCTGCCAAGGAATTGGAGGTTTTCTTGTCTTTTTTAATAACTAGAGAGAATATTGACGAGCACATTGAGGAGTTTAATAGCTACTCAAAAAGATGCAAAATCAAAATAGTTGATGGACGAGCCAAAATCCAAATTATCGATGAAGAACCAACCGAAAATCCGAAGAGTGAATATCAAGACGGATACGACCCAGAAATTTCTCCAGATATTTAACGGGATATTAGAACTTACAGACACTGAACTTAAAGTCTTAGCAGAATTCATTGACTCCAGTGAGACTGTAAACCTGTGCTCCCCTGCTAACAAAAAGAAAGTATCAGAGACATTGGGAATTAAGGATCACAATACCCTTAATAACTACGTGAAAAGACTTAAAGATAAGGGAGCTATCACGCAAACTAAAAACGGGTATGAGCTTGCCGCTATCTTAAAGAAAGAACCAGTTCTAATTAGCATTTATCCAGCATGACCGCAATATTCGTCCCACCAACTAAAGTATTAACCTTTTTTTATGTAGGCTTTTACTCTCTGATGGTCATTCAGGATGGATACGGTAACGTAGAAGGATTACATTTAACAGAATTAGTAGAACCAACCATTGAAGAATATGAGTAAAAAGACTCCCTCTCTAATTAAAATGATTGCCAACTTTGCAAAAGCATCAGCAGAGTACGTTGCAGCTGGAATGCCGTCTGTAACCCAAGATGAATATGCAGAAAGATTGGCAACATGCTTTGAATGCCCAAATCTTGTAAAAGAAAGTAAGCAATGTGGTCTGTGTGGCTGTTATATTGAGCAGAAAGCTAGCTGGCAAACAGCCAAATGCCCTGATGAACCGTCTAGATGGAATCCAATTCAGGTAGGAAAATCGGGAAAACCGATTAATCTTAGAAAATGAACAAGGAAAAAGTCATAATTCAAAAGTTAGCTACTAAGTACAATCTTCCTCTACAAAAAGTGGAGGAGATTATCTACTACCAATTTAAGTATGTAACTAAGGTTATGAAAGAAGGAAAGTTTGAAGCCATCAGACTGCAGTATTTTGGGGCATTCTCGGCTAAATCAGAAAGAATAGCCCATTTAAACGAGAAAACCAGACGGAAAAATGAAAGACTTGCTAACAGTAAACAATAACGTAGTCATCCCATCTCCGTATGCTTTGACTATCACAGAATTCGAGAAGTTAACTACAAAAGAGTTAGCATTTATCTATTTTTTTGCAGATCATAGGTCAAGCTATGCAGCATACGACGAAACTGAGAGAAGAGACAAGCTATTAGACGAGTTAAAGGTTAAGTCAACCCCTAACTTACATGCAGGTCTGAATAAGTATAGGGAATTGTCAGAAACTCACTCTATCAAACTGCTAAAGTCAGCTAGATCTGCAGTTAACAAGTTGGAGAAGTACTTCAAAGACATTGACCTTACAGCTATGGACGAGAATGGCAAGCTTCTCTACCAGGCCAAAGACCTAGTTGCTAACTTATCTAAGATTGGGGATGTAATCGAAGGTCTAGATAGACTAGAAGAGCTAGTGCAGAAGCAACAGGCTAAGGATAACCCTAACAGAGCAGGGGTTAAGACTAATAAATACAGTGAATAATGCTAAAAGATACCCATCTATTCTCACCTGCTGCTAGGCATTACATAGAACACGAATTCTACACTGATGCCTTACCTGGAACTAAACAATACTACGAATATTGGGATAATGAGCAGTTCAGGTGCATGCACGGATACGAGATTAATGGGGTTAAGATATCAGGCTTTCACTATTTTTATCTTAACTACTGCCCAATTGATAGAATTATAGATGAGGAGCAGCCAGATGGAGAGATAATCTCACGAAGAGATAGAAGCTTCCCAGCATTCTACGACGGGGACTACGAATACTTCAATGCTGTGGATAGGGCTAGAAGAGAGAACAAGCACATGGTTGTATTAAAAGCTAGACGTAAGGGTTTCTCTTACAAAGCTGCAGCTATGCTATGCAGAAACTACTTCCATCTACGAAACAGTAAGAACTTTGTATTTGCATCGGATAAACAATATCTAACTGGAGAT